CCCGCCCACCACACACAACGTGGTGAACAAAAAATCGAACTGAAATTCGACTCAAAACCTATCCTGATTTTGATGCTCTGATTTTTTTGGCTGCCTCACAGCCTCTGGTTATCCAACCAGTATCGCCCTTTCGGGAAAATAAACAAATTAATCAATTTTTTTTTTTTTGTGTATTGTTTTTTCTTTAACGCCCATAATAATGAGCAGGACTTAATCGCCCTGAATAAATCATTTATACTAACCTGTAATGAAACATAGGATAAAACTAAATAAATGAAAATGTAGCCTTTCGGCAATAGAATGACTAGTTCACGGTATCATACCCTTCAACCAGCTCTCTCTGATCCTCCATCTGGAGGTGTTGTTGCGTCATCGCCCACCAAAGGCGGTTCAGTGCCCTCTGCGCCGCTTTCTCTTTCGCTTCTCTTTTCGAGGGACCCCATTCGCTCACACGATAAATCTTCTCCTCGAACTCGATCGCCAGCATCACTGACCACAATGGTTCGTGATCTGGCCCTGAGTCCCGCAATTCTCTCGCGGTAACTTTCGCCCCCACCGTTGTTATCTCGTTGAGCAGACGCACTGCTTTTATGCGATCGCCTCTTGAATCGTCCAGAGGCTCCTGACCAATCATGTCTTGCAATTTCTGTCGGGGCGTCCGGGATGATCTCACTTCCGACAATGGCAAATCCTTCAAAAGCTTGCGCAACGAAGCCGTCACTATCGTCACCGTCTGTCGCAGTATCGCTTCGGAATCCGGTGGCAATTCCTCCGCCTTCTGTAGTCGGTCGAGATTTCTTAGAAGTCCGTGGTGTAGGCTTCCTGACATTCTTCTGTATTAGGATGTTTTTTACTGTTGGATCTTCAATTTCTCTTCTGGAACAAACAAGTCCGTTCAGTCTTTCTGAACCCAGCCGCAAATCTTCACTCGCTATCACTATCTTCGTATGTAACTTAAACTCATCTGAAGCGGCAACAAACTGACTCCATTCCATTCTTGAAAACTTCCTGACAAAACCCAAAAGCGCTTTCATCTTGTTCACTGAAACTTTATTATCGTAAACGAAAACTGCAGCGCCGCAGGCATTCAAACAATCCAACTCGTTCTCGACTTCTCGAAGTTTGTCCAACAGAGAGATCTGATATTGCTTGAGGTCATCTTCATTTCTAAAGTCACGGCTCAACGCTGTGGCTGCCAATTGGACGACATCCGGATATACACCATCATCCGTCACCAGGTACTTGCAAAAGGTCGGCACATTCATCTTCTCCTGCTTCACTTCGAGACCCCATTTCTCTTTCATGCTCTTTATCTTGTGCTCCAGGAATTTAAACTTCTGGGCCATGAACAATATATCGTCTCCGACGAACCAAAGTCTCTTCAGTTCGGTGAAGTCAACAATCTCCGATATAATTGAGAGTGACATCATGCTGTTCGATATTAATGTGAAAGGTCCTCCAGACTGGTTCATACTTTCAACAGCCATTTTTATGACTTCCCTGACGACGATCTCCCACCGAGCGAAGCGTTCTTTCTCCATCTTCGCCATGCGCTTAAAGTTCTCTCCGTATTTCATAAGGAGCGCTTCGATCAACTGCTGCTTGATTTCATGATGTATCAAAAGGAAGCTAGAATCCTGCTCAGACAAGTCAGTACCCCCGTACCTGTAGCCTTGTCTCAGATACAAAGGGGCGTCTTTCAGCGTTTCCGTGATCGCTTGGCCATCGTGTAGAGTGACTTTCTTCTTCAAATTCCGCTTGACGCTCTTCGTAAGCAGGTCAGCTATGACCAACATGACGTTGTTGTACGTTTTGTCCGTCGCGGCGATGCCCTGACCGGCTTTTGGCGCATAAGCTGCATTCTCCTTGGGTTTGTACTTCTCCTGCTTCTTCATGAAACCTTCTATCTGCGGAAAAACATCACGAACCAATTCCACCTGAGAAAGCTTCCCACCATGATTCATTCTGGCTGTGACTTTGTCAACGGCCCTAAAAAGGTCATCCAGTTCGAATTCTTTCTCGTCATTGAAGAAGTTCTTCAGACATTGATCCACCAAATGCTTAGCCGCGAACTTCACTTGCGCGTTGTCCGGTTTGTAATGGACCGCCGGCTTGCGGTATCTTCCCATGAAGGTGTCTAATGCCTGCCCAGTACTTTGGGAATGCGTGCTTTTTACTCTGCGATGCATCATCGAGAAGCACCGCGTTACAGAAGCCATTTCGTAATCTCTGCCCACTTCACTGTTGGTAACGAACTTCCAATCACCGCCTGATGGGTAACAATCCAACTGTATTGCGCAGGGCATATACCACTCAACCTCCGATGGGAGTATTTCCTGCAGGATTATATCAGCTTCAGTGTGGTCCACCTCGAAGACATCCGCTTTGCACTCCGGTACCTCTCTCATTAGCTTTTGTTCGTTCTCAGGCTCGACAGTCGGATTGTACAAAGTCGCATCGGAACCGAAAACCGCCTCGTGGTTGATGAAGGCGTCAGGGTAATTCAATTTCAAATCTTTCATATGATCCCTGTGTTGTTCGATGACTATCAGCTTCTCTCGGTGCCGGGACATTGCTACTATCAAATGCTCGCTCGATTTTTCTTTGAGCGGCTTGCTCTGCATATCAAAGTAAAGAATCACGTTATTGAAGGTCCCTCCTTGGCACTCGTGCACCGTTTTTGCTCCGTAATCGCTGAAGTTCAGTTTCGCTGTTTGTCCGAATGTTATGACTTGGGCATCTGGATATTCTCTCACCGCTTCTTCCATGTTCGCGGCGCTGTGCCAATGTTCGTTGTTCTTCACCATACTCTTCATCCGGTAGCCGAACACGGCGTTGAGCATTCGGACCGTCATCGACGGGTTTCGGTAGTTTTCATTCAGGGTGATTTTGGTGCACCTGTCTTGGTAATTGACAAACCTATTGGCCAAGGCCGAAGCCGGAAATTCATTCTTAAAATCAATAAAGTTTATCTGTTTTTCGTCGCCGGCAACTACCAACTTCGTTCTCGGATTTCTCTTCAAGGCATATGCAAAGAGCAAATGCACGTAGGCTATCGGGAAAAGCGAAACTTCATCTATGATCACGGTGTCAAACTGTCTCTCTTCTAGCTTGAAAAACGCTGTGTGGGCCGTTCTTGCGACCACCGTTGTGCTCTCGTTCATTATTGCATCCTTCAGTTCTTTCGTCGGAGCCACGTATAGACAATTACGCGAGAAAAGGTTCTTCTTCATATAGTGCGTTTTTCCGCATCCCGGACCACCGTTGATGTAGGTCACCTTAGACAGATCGAAGTCTTCAAGCTTTAAATCCGTTATCGCGCCTGATACTTTTGAAACGATGTCGGCAAATTCATCATCCGGTTCAGTCGCAGCCCAGGCCTCTTTTAATCGGCTAGCATGTTCTTTTTCGAGCAGCTCCATAACTGGGGCTGAAGGTTCCTTCTCCATTTCATCGGCTTCTTCTGGTTCGAGGAAAACTAGTTGTCGAGGAACTATTAACAGCCCATCTCTAGCGACAGCGCTAACGAAACTAACCTCCTGCTTCAACTCGAGACTCAGGAAATCCGCCAGACTGCTCTTGTACTCCGTTCTTGGACCCATTACTCCTCCGGTAACGCGATGGAAATTGTCTTCGGCACGTTTCAGCCATCTCATAATGAAACCGTCTTCCAACTGCTCTATCCCCGCCGTCACTGCTTTACCTATCATCTTGTGGTCTTTTGAACGGGCCAATACGGTTTTCAGGTAAGCGATCTTCGCTATCTCGGTCGATTCCGCGAATGTTATGTTCCACGCTTTGACGACCTCCTCGCCTCCTACGGTGATCTTTCGCTCTTGTGTTCGAATGTATTTCACCACCTCGCGATACTCAAGTTTTTCTTGTCCCATAGCCCATTTGCACACTTCATCGAATCTGACTCGGTTCACGATCAGACAATGGTCCATGGTTGGTTCGCTACGCGGACTGAAATACTGTGCCATGAGATGCTCGAGTTTAACGAGGGCAACTTCTTCAGACAACCCGCAATCCCAGACTTTTGTTGTATGCTGTCTTTTTGTGACTCTATCAAATCGAAAAACTTTATAGGGGCCCATGGACATCGTTACTTCCGAAACCAAATTGTTGGTACGGTCGGTCATTGAACCCATCTTAATGATCTTCATCAGGTTCTGGTAATCATGCTCGTAAGTTGAAGAAGCTTCTTTCTTCCCGTCAGCTCCATAAAAACCGACGACTAAAACTTCCTTTCCGAGAAAGCCCCTTCGCTCTATCCGGTACCAGTAACCTTGTTCTGGGCAGTTGTAACTCCTGATACGGGGGTCGCCTAGTTGACTAGGGACGAACAACACTGCGTGCAGTGTGTTCATCCCATGGCGCCTCATCGTCGGTAATATATTTTCAGCCGGGTAGTCATGTAATGAATTGATTGCTACCCCTACGTGGGCTTGATGCTCGCAGTTCTCCCATCCGGAGCTGCACGCGATCTTGTTTGTCATTCCTCGGAGTGCTCCCTGCAGAGCGTTTATGGCATCAAGTTTGTCCCCTCTATTCCAGCCTCGTTTCTTGGCGCAACCGGCGACTTCTACCATCCTGTTGTTGTGTCGCGCCTCATCCCTTCCGTCTGCCACAAGCATGCACGCGTGCTGAGTACCATCAAATGATTCAACGAATTGATAGGGGGCCGCTCCGATCTCCAGTACAGACCCTCCGCTCATGAACTTCTTCCTCACCACTTCGTTGATCAACTCCAAAGCAGCCGCTGCCAGTGGGTGTGAAGACGCTGTCGATCCGTCCACAGCTAACACTTTCGAGGGGAACCACGTAGCCAGCAACGCCATCATCGCATAAGTGATGGCCGTTCTAACTGCGTAGGTCCGCTTCGGAAGGCTTTTCTCAAAAATCCTCGTTCTCATGTTTTCCACGATCCGCCTCCTCTCAGCAATCCCGTCCTGCATGACCCGAACGTCCTCCATGTTGAGGGGTCTGTCAATATTGCAGATGATGGCTGAGGTGATATCCTT